TGTTAGCATCAAACGTTAGATTGTCAGAAGATGGCAATGATGTTGAAGTGTTAGACGATAGTGGAAACGTTCGCTATAATGACAATGGTACCTTATTAAGCGTGGACGACTATGTTAAAACATGGTTAGATGAAAACCCACACTTTAGGAAGGCAGGAAGATCAACAAGTGCTACACAGAGCAATACAAGAAGTGCTCCAAGCACAGAAATTGATCTTGCTAATTTGGATATGACGAATCCTGAACACAGAAAACTTTACAAAGAGGCAAAACTAAAAGGCCTCGTGTAATTAAACATTAGCCAAAAGGAGATAATATCATGGCAAACTCAGCATACGCATCCGTAATTAACACAGATGCATTAGTAGTACCTGTAAAAGCCGCTACAGTATACGCGGCTCACGAAAGTTCACTTTTCTTAGGTGGACAAATTATTCCTGTAGTAAATGCACCAAACGGTGTTCTACAGGTTCCAGAACTTGCAAACGTTTCAGCAACAACTTTAAATGCAGAAGCGTCTCCAGGTGTGGACATTGACGCTGTATTACCAGCAGACACTAAAAACACAATCACTTGTGATCTATACGCGGCACGTTCAGTGTTACGTGACTTAGGTGCAATTGATCCAAATGAAATTGGACGTGTTTTAGGTAACGCAGTATCAAAAGCATTTGACCAAGCAACAATGGGTGTAATTGGAACATTAACTGGCCAAGAAATTACTTCAGGTGATTTAGATTTAGATGAAATCTTTAACGCTGTAGGAACAATTCGTGGTAACGGTGAAACTGGCCAACTATACGGTGTTGTAGGCGCTGGTTCATATGCCGCACTAATGACAGCAATTGGTAACCAAGCATACGCAGGTGGTGATTTCCAAACAGAAGCATTAAGAAATGGTTTTGTTGGCACAATCGCTGGCGTAAGATGTTTTGTTTCTTCTTACTTAGACGCTACAAACACTGGTGTTACTGGTGCTAAAATGGCGATCTTTGGTGCAGATTCTATGAGAATCGCAATGCAGAAAAACGTTGACATTGAAATCGCACGTAGAGCAGAAGCAGTTGGTTCTGACATTGTAGCAAGTCTACACGCAAAACCAGCATTGATTGATGCCGCTCGTGGCGTAATGATCAAAGACGCAGTCTAAGGAATCGTAGACGATGGCTTTCATTATAGACAATAGCGTAACAATTAGTTTCGCAGACTTTGCAGATGTTCAAGCAAAAGATCAACGCTTGTTTGAGCAAAATGAGGGCCTAACTGACGATGTCGTAGAAGATGGACTTATTAGAGCAACGGAACGCATCCTTACAAAGATGCGTTCTACTGCTTGGTGGCGTTCATACTATGTTAAACAAAGTAATGGGTTCACATACTCAACTGTAGCAGATATTCCTGCTGTAGATCCAGACAAAATTAAAGCACGTTTAAACGACTTTACTGACCTCTGCATTTACATTGGTTTATCTGAATATATCTTACCTATCGTTGCTGATTTTGGCAATGAGGACAATGCTGAAAGGCAGAAGATATCATATTATGCTAACAAAGCAGAACAGATGTTTGGTGAATTGATTACCGCGGGTGACTGGTATGATTTTGATGGTGATAACAGTATTGTGTCATCAGAGAAAGACCCAGGGCAGTATAACTTGAAGAGGGTTCGTTAGATGCGACAGGAGATACTTGATTACATTAACGGGTTAGCATTAGGAACATTTACTGTTTCAAGTGAACTACCCTATGATGCAAGTGGGTCACCATTGTATGTGCAAAATGTCAAAAAAATATATGTTGACAATGAGCAAACTGCGGTGGAACCACTGGTAACAGCGTTAGACGGTCCAGTGATTGATAACGAAGTTACATCAGTTAGTATCTACTTTTCTGCGGATGCAAAGCAACTACCAGCGAACTATAATACATTAGTTGCTGATTTGAAAAAGGCCAAAAACATTACAACTGTCACAGGTATACACCGCAGAGAGTTGGATGTTACAACTGAATATCAGTCAGACCTAATTATTAATTCAATGGAAATACGTTTTAACAAAGTAACCTAAAGGAGACAACAACATGGCTTACATTTATCCAGCACCAGGTGTTAGCAACGTCCAGGCAACTTTGACTATTACAACAAACAGCGGAACTGATACTATTGGATTAGTAGTACCAGCACTGCAAGACGTAACAGTCAACAACGCCAACGATGTTTTTACTTGGACACAACTTGATAGTGGATCTAAACAACAGATTGCTACTACTGCTACTAACAGTTTATCAATGAACTTAGTATTAGAGCAAAATACGTTTTTTGGAACTACTGTCGCAGGCGAAGACGCACAAACTGCAGGCATTTTTGGTTTATCAAAAGATAAAACTAAAATTGACTTTGAACTTTATCTTGGAGACACTGATGGTGGCGCTAATGGTAAAACAATTTCAGGCAGTGGATATGTTACAGGTTTAGCACCTACTGTATCTGCTGATGCACCAGTTTGGGTATCACCAATCACAATTACTGTTGATGGTGACTACACAGTTTCTTAATCTTAGGATTAAGGGAGCGAGGGCACTGTATATCCGCGGATATATAGGGGAATATGGGGCGTATTATATGCCCCATTTTCTTATATAAGGTAAATACAATAGAAGGATAGATTGATGGATGTATTAGATAAAAAGACAGACAAAGACTTACTTCAAAGTTTGATTGCTGAAACAGCAAAAGCACAAAACGAAATTAAATGTGCTCGTGCAGACTTAGAAAAAGCAACTTCAAGAATTAAATTCTTGCTTGTTGTAACAAACACACTGATTGAAAGACAAGGAGATTAACAGATGAACTTACAAGAACTTTCCGCAAAACCAAAACTAATCAAAATTACTATTGACGATGAATCTATCGTAGAAAAATACGGCGAAGCCGTAGAATTCTGGATGCATGATAGACACAGCATGGACACTTTTATGCAGATGGCCAATGTGAAAGAAAACAATCTGGCAAGCATCGCAAGTTTAGTAAGAGATATTGTTTTGAATGAAAAAGGCGACAAAATTCTTGCAGATGGTGAAACATTGCCATCAGACATACTAATGAAGGTGATTACTAAAGTGGTAGATAGCCTGGGAAACTCAAACAGCCAGACTACAAAAAAATAACACCGTTATTAAACAGTGTTATCACTTTAGATTTTGTAGCAAAACGCTACGGATATTTGCCTTCACAGATATTGGAGTCTGGCAATACACTTGATTTATATGTTGCAGAGGTAGCAGTTGGATACGAAAATTATATGCATAAGAAAGCATCTAACAAACAGAACAACCAAATTAGTTCTGATTATTCCACAGAAGAATTGCAACAAATGTTGAATAGGGTAAAAAATGAAAGTAAAGCAGGTAAAAAATAGTATAGGTCCTCGCATTAGACGTAAACGCCGTGCTTTGGAAAGAGTGCCACGCCAGGCATATGATTTTTTTGTGCAAACAACACCAATTGATAAAGGAAATGCCCGTAGAAAAACAAAATTTACAAAAACAGGCAATTTAAGCGTCATAGATGCTGATTATCCTTATGCTGTACCACTAAACAAAGGACATAGTAAACAAGCACCAAAAGGTATGACAGAACCAACGATTAAATACATAAAAAGATTGATCAACAAGATTGCGAGGATTGTATAGATGGCCACCATAGACAGATATAAAATTGAAATGGATACACGCCAGGCAACAAATGCCATGGGCGGTCTTAGAACTGCTGTAAAAGCGTTCATTGCTGTTGTCGCAGTTGATAAAATTATAGATTTTGGTAAAGCAATAGTAACTGCAACCAAGAATTTTCAAACATATGAAAACCAATTAAGACTTATTACAAACGGTAGTGAAGATTTAAACCGTGTAATGGGTTTATTGCAACAAAGTGCTATTGCAAGTAGAACTTCATTTGCAGATTTCTTAGATCTATTCGTTAAATTACGTGTTACAACTGATGCACTTGGTATCAGTGAAGAACGTGTTATTACAGTTACTGAAAAACTATCACAAGCACTACAAGTTGCTGGTGCTGATGCCGCAACAGCCAGTGCTGTTATTAGACAGTTTGGACAAGCAATGGCATCAGGCGAAGTGCGTGGTGATGAATTTAGAAGTATTGTTGAAGGTTTAGGTCCTGCACTTGCTATTATGGCAAGAGAAAGTGGATTAAACGTAGGTGAACTACGTAGAATGTCACGTGAAGGCGAATTAAGTGCGAAAGTGATGTTTGAATTGTTTGAAGCATCTACTGCACTTACAGCGGCATTTGACAGTCAAGTAACAACACTATCACAGTTAGAAACAGCATATGATGATGCATTAGATAGAGCACTTAAGAAATTTGGTGAGTCAAGTTTTGTAGGTAAAGCATATCAAGGCGTATTAGAAAGCCTAATTAGAGTTTTAGATAGATATGCAGAAACCGCAGGAGCATTAGTTAATTTAGAAGCACCTGACATAATGAAAGGTGTTGAAGAAGGAACAATTAAAGCAACTGACGCATTAAAAGAACTTGAAGCAAAATTCTTAGATCTAACAAATAATGGTAGTGGTAGATTTTTCTTAATAGGTGATGCAAAAGAACAGTTTGAATTTTTAGAAAAATCAATTGCTAAATTAAAAGTTTTAGCAGAAGCAGAAGAAGAAAGAGCAAAAGCAAGAAATGAAGAATTGCGTATTGCTAAAGAAAACCAAGCAGAATTAACACGATTGTTAAATGAAGAAGTTGCAGGTTTAGACGCCATAATCAAAAAAGCAGACGCATACAGTAAATTAGAATTTGGAACACCTTTAGAAAAAGCACAAAGAAAATTAGAAGAAGCAAAACGTACTTTAGAAGAATTAACAAAAGCACAAGAAGTTGTTACAAAAAATGCTCATTTAAATTCAGATGGAATTAAAGACTTTACAGATCAAATTGAAGCCGCAGAAAAAGCAGTTGCAGGTTTTCAAGCAGAAGTTGATAGATTAGATCCAGAAACGTTTATAGATTTCTACAAAGCATTAATTGATGATAGTAAAGAAGCAGTTCAAGAATTAGACTTTACAAAACAAGCATTAGAACGTTTGAAAAAAGAATTAGACGCAGGTGCAATATCACTTGAAGTATACAATGCTGGACTTAAAATATTAGGTAAAGAATTAGACAAAGTAGATAAAGAAACTAAAAAAATTAATGAATCTGTCAATGACTTTACTACTTCATTAAATGAAGGTGTGCAGGATGCACAAGACGCTTTAGATGCATTGAATATGAATGCTTTAGATAAAGAAATTGCAAAAATTGAAAGACGCTTTGATAGAGACCTACAGAAAACAATCAAAGAACTCAAGGATTTGCAAAACGTTGCAAACAAAGCAGAGATAGACAAAGCAATCAATGAAGTAACAAGAGCGGCGGCAATAGCAAAACAACAGCAAATAGATCTTGCTAAAGCAATTTATGAAACGCAAAGAAGTTTTGAATATGGTTGGAAAGAAGCATTTGACAATTACGTTGATGACGCAACCAATGCTTCAAAACAAGCAGAACGTATTTTTACTTCAGCAACTAAAGGCATGGAAGATGCACTTGTAAATTTTGCCAAAACTGGTAAGTTTGAATTTAGAGGATTAGTTGCAGATATATTAGAAACACTCTTACGCAGTCAAATACAAAGTTTAATTGCTAACATATTCACAACAGCAAAAGGCAGTCAAGCATTTGGTAATTTAGGTCAGATATTTGGCGGTTTCTTTGCCAATGGTGGAACATTAGGTGCAGGCAAATTTGGTATAGCAGGGGAAGCAGGACCAGAACTAATAACAGGACCAGCGACTATTACACCTCTGGATCAATTAGGTGGTAATCAAATGGTTACCTATAATATTAATGCAGTTGATGCTTTAAGTTTTAAACAATTGGTGGCAAAAGATCCACAGTTTATTCATGCAGTAGCATCACAAGGTGCTCGTAAGGTGCCAGGGAGAAGATAGATGAGTTTTCAATACGCATTCAATAACGCAACAAGTTTAAGCATAAGCAGATTAGATACTGTGGCAAGCACTCAATCAAGAAATGGCACTGTTAAAGCAGTAAGCAGAGGCACACCAAAAAAATTATTTACAGTGCGTTTACCAGATGGTCCTAAATGGGCAGATGAACGTGCAAGTGTAGAAGCAATGGAGACATTAGATAAGCACACAACAGACAGCATATCTATTCCATATGCTACACATCCGTGGTATTACAGCAATGTTAATCCAGGCACTGACGAAAGTTACACAGTTTTGTGTGTTGAATTTCCGCAGTGGGAAGTGTTTGGTAATCAACAGATACGTTGGAGCGGACCATTTGTATTTGTGGAGGTTTAAAGAATGGCAAGTTTATCGTCTTACACAGCAGTTAAGACAAACCTGTTTGTAAAATTAACAGTTGAAGAATATAGATCAACACCTTCTGGTAGTTATGTGCAAGAAGTATTTAAATTTACAGATAGTGACAACGCTGTTACAATTGACAGTGATACATATACACCTCTTGGTGAATTGTTAAAAATTACAGCAACAACAAGCGAAATACGCCCCAGCAGTGACACTATTACTGTAAGCATTAGCGGTGTTCCTACAGGCAATATTACTGACGTACTATACAGCAAAGTAAAGGGCAGTAAGATTGA